ACGCTTAATGAAGCTGGCATCAAAGGCATTAGGTATGCAGACGGGTTTAGCAGGGGTCAGGACGGAGGCACCTCGAACTATGTGATCTTTGATCCCAGAATCATCGACATATCTAGGCGGTACGGCATTCCGGTTACCGAAGCGGCAGTCGTAGGTACTGGAATAACAACGCTTATGGCTTCGGAATATGCTAATTCAGCTAACGCTAGAAAGATGCAAGCGGAGTCAAACACAAACTTCGCTGCAACAAGGGATAGCAAGAACAATATGTGGGACGGACTGAAGAGGTCTGTTCCTTCAAATAATAATATGGCTCAAAACTGGATGGAGATGAGAAGGAGGGCACCAGTTAGTGAGCTAATTGAAACAATGGGTAGGGGATTGACCTCTGGAACATTAGGTGTTCTAGGCAACCTCCCAATGGAAGGATCTTTGGGAAGGGCGGGTCTTGATTACTTCGGTATCGGTCCTGAACAGATCGAAGGTTACCGGGAAGATATAAAGGCAGATCCAATGTTTTATGACCCGGATAGTCCGTTTAAAGACGCTTTGAGCAGGGCTATGGAGACATCACTCCAATACATCAGCCCATATGTCTCTGAGTTCACTTCTCAGCCCGAAATAAGGGCCACCTTGGGAAGTATAGGGGATTGGTATAGCAACCTGAGTCCTCGAAGCAGGGGCATCCTGAGTGGTGCTGGCGAATACCTAGCAAACCTACCGAAATAAGGAATTACATGGCTAGAAACGATGCGATAGACCGTGGGCAGTCGGCCCAACGGCTATTGGATGACCCGTTATTACAAGAAAGTTTTGATGCAATCGAAAAGGACGTTGTTAACGCACTTGCGTCACTCACCCTAACAGGCAGTGCAGAGACTGAAGCGCAAGCTTTAGAACTCACAAGAGCGTTACAGGCGAACAGGCGGTTGCGATCTAAGCTGTGGAACTTTGTGGGCCACGGCAAATTGGAAGCCAGATCTGAAGATTTGGCCGGTTCTAAAAAACGTAAATAAGGAGAAATTGTGGATACCCAAGAACAGGATTCTACAAACCTAACCAGTACGGTTGACATTGCAGCACAACGAATTGAAGCGTTATTGAATCCCCCTGACGAGGAGGTGATTGAAGAGGCTCAGATCGAGGCTGTAGATGAGGCCGAGACAGAAGACGAAGAGCTTGAATCGACGGAGGAGGGCGAAGCGGAAGAAGTCGAAGAACCAGACGAGGAAGAGGAAGCACCAGAAGAGGCACTCGAAGAAGAGGAATCGGCACCACTAGAATCCCTCTCCGACTTTGCTGAGGCGTTAGAACTCCCAATGGAGGAGTTACTGACTACTGTTAAGGCAAAAATTAAAGTCGATGGAGAGGAGAGCGAGGTTACCCTAGATACTCTTATTCGGGATCACCAGAAAGGTAAGCACTACTCAAATAAAGCGAACGAGTTAGCTGACGCTAAACGTGAATTTGATTCTGTTGTATCGCAAAGGATGCAGGATTTTGAGGCTAGTCACGCACAGAATGCGTTTGTCTTGAATACCCTGAAGTCAAATATTGCGAACAGCATGCAGACCGCTGAAATGCAACAAATGAGGAGAGAAGACCCTGCCACTTGGAATGCAAATTATGTGGGCTATCAGGATCAGTTACGCGCGTTAGAACAACTCGAACAGACCGCTGCTCAACAATACGAACAGACTCGACAGTCGGTTACGGAGCAGAACACGCAACGGCTCAGAGAGAATCTTGCTCAAGAAGAGGAGAGGCTTGCTGAGATGATTCCATCTTGGATCTCAGACAAGGAAGGCACCCAGAAGGAGATCGTACAATTCCTAACGGATGAGTATAAGTTTACTCCTGAGATGCTGGATCAAGT